CCATGTTATTTGATATGTGTTGCCAAGATAAAACACTTGACCATCATCAGATTTTTTATGGAAATGACCAGAGAATACTGTGTCGAACTTTTTAAATATATCTTTAGAATAACCATTCTCAGACTTGTGTCCAGAATGCATTTCAAAACCATTTATCTCAAGATGACCCATACATAATTGAGCTCTGGTCTCATCTATTTTTTCTATGGTGGAGTGATAATTTTCAGAGTTTATCCAAGGCACAAAGTGAATAGGAAATCCATCAAAGTCTACTGTTTCTGATTCAGAGTAATACTTAATTGTTGGATATCGACCACCAAGTAACTCTTCTATAGAATTTACTGCATTGGTATTTTTAAAATAAGTATCATGGTTACCAATGAGAATATGCAGATCAATATTATTATCTGCAAATGGTTGTATAAACCTAGTTCTAAAGTCTTTAGCAATCTTATAAGAGACAAACTTACGTCTGTCCATTACATCACCCAAGTGAATGACTTTATCTATTTTGTTTTCTTTTAGATACGGAAAAAAAGTATTTTCCCAAAATTGATAAAAATATTCATTAAATGATAGGCTGTCGTTTCTTGCACCAAAGTGGGTGTCAGTTATTAACGCTATCTTCATTCATCACTCTTTTCATCTTCATCATAAAAGTTTTCTAAAGCTTTGGGTTTTTTCTTTTTCTTTTTAGGTTTATAAACATCCTCTTCTGGCAAGAAATTATTTTGTAAATATTCCGAATATCCATCACTCTGGTTACCCTGTTCAGATTCTTGAATAAGAGCATCAACACCCATGTTTTCTATAATTTTATTTTTTACATGAGATTGTTTCTTTTCTTTTTGAATTCTTCGAAGAAATGCATAATAGATAATTTGTGTGAAATATGCAAAAGGATTCTTTGACTTTTCTGGGTTAAAGTTTTTAACATATTGCAAACAGTTTTCTATACCATCACCAATCATTTCATCTCTATATGTGTAGTTAATGAAGTTTGGTCGATAAGACAGGTGTGTAGCAATCTTTAAAAAGCACTCGCCAATATAGTTTGTTACAGGAGGTTGTGGTTTACCTTCTAACTCAGCAGTTTTGACTAGTTCATTCCAATCAATAAGTGCTTGCAAAAACTCCTTATTGTTGACGTAGTGGGGTTTTTTAGGTTTTTCTTTTTTGGATGCCATGATTAAGTTTTCCCTTTATATTGTGTGATATGATACCACAATAAAGTTGATTTGTCAAGTAAAAATATTGGTCGGGAATGAAGGACTTGAACCTTCGACCCCCTGCTCCCAAAGCAGGTGCTCTGCCAGACTGAGCTAATCCCCGACTTATAATATAAATTAAAGCTTGACAAAATTGCTTTGGGTCTGTATAATACTGTATGTCGCTTTTAGAAATACCTTTAATGTATTTTGTTAGAAGGTTCTGAGTAATCAGACCATTCCTCATTAGATATCTCATCTAACTCTTCATCAGAAGGTTCTAAAGACTTTCTTATAACTAGTGTCTTCATGCAGTACATGTAAAACTTTTCGACATGTTCAGATGCATCACACATAGATATAATACTTGATTTGTTAATAATACATATGTTGTCTTCACTAAATGCCATCCATCTAGAAAGACCCATAGATTCATGATTATCATTATCCTCCGAGTAAAGCTTTACTTTTAAAGGATCTTTGGCTTCTAGAAAGTCTTGATCAGAAACCTTTAACTTAGTAATTATATCTTCACCAGTAGACAGTTTTATTACTTTAAGATCATTCATTCCTTTTTAACTCCTGTAGTCCAGTTTAAAGCAGCTGACTCTGCATAAGCTAGACTTTTTGTTGGATAGAACTCATCAAACTGAAATATTTGGTTCTGGTAATAACGACAACCAAAATGCATCTTTCTATTAGCATCTATCTTCTGGAATATATGTGCTTGAAGTCGACTGTCGTCAGAAGTATAGATATCCAATATTTTATCAACATACATCATAGTTGTACTTTTCATATTATCTCTCACTCAATAGGTATTTTTTTGATTTCATAATCAAACTGTTCTTCATTGTATATATTTATTCGTTCCATAAAATGTCTTAAAGTAAAATTTTGATTGTTCTTATAGGTAAAGTCATCAGAAATATCATAAAGAGTGGCTACATCTTTATTCTCATTTTTACGCAAAGACCTTCCGATTGATTGCAAGACCCGTATTCTAGATTTTGATGGACTGCTGAACACGATATTGTGCAAATTACGAATATTAATACCAGTAGAAAACGTGCCATACGATGCGACAATAACCGCATCCCTTTCAAGCTCTGTAATCCCACGAATGTCCTCCCTTGTTTGAGTATCAGTTCCACCATAAACATAAAACACTTTCCTGTTCTCGTCTAAAGCATTTTTTATATCACTATACAACACATCACCATGTTTTTCAACATATTGAAACAATACAAGTGTATTACCTTTTAAATGATTTGTCAAGTCAGTTATAAACTTATTTCTTCTACCATCCCTTACAATCAGATCAACCTCATCCTGATAGTTTAAACCATTCATGTATTTGCAGTCTGATTCAGGATACTTAAGCACCAAACACTTAATGTTTAACTTAGCAAGCGTTTTATTATCCATTAAGTTTTTTGTAGTGGTAACACGTTTAACAGAGCCAAACAGACCCTCTAGTATCAATCTATGAGTCTGAGTTCCGTCTAAAGTTCCTGTAAATCCATGACGGTACTTACATTGATACATTTTATTCATGATACCAGTCAAAGACTTAGATTTAAAATTATGAACCTCATCACCAAGAATACAACTGAACTGTTCAAACCATTTTTTTGGCATTTTATACAATGATTGCCAAGTTGATATAGTCACAGGTTTAGTTATCTGTTTTGTATGTCCTTGATATATTTTTTGCATACCAGACTCAGAATAACCATAATCAACAAAATCAGAATGCATCTGTTCAACAAGAGATGTTGTAGGAACAAGAATAAGTATCTTCTTAGTATTGATCATTGACAAGTACCAAGACGTAATCAAGTATATTATTAAAGACTTACCTGAAGCAGTAGGGGAGAGAAGCAAAGAGCGGTTTGTTCTAATAGCATGGTGAACCGCATCCACTTGGTAGTCCCTAGCCTCAATACTCTGACCTTTAGACTTAGGGTTAACTCTCTTAATAAATGTTTTAGTGTCGTTTCTTGAGATATTGTTTGCATTGTTAATGTCTCCTGTGTATTGTATTTTTAAATCATTTCTATTTGCGAACTCTTCTATGTAAGGCAACAAACCAACATAGATTTCACCGTTAACCTGAGAGTATAATCTGATTTTTCCGTCCCAGTGTCTACTTTTATATTGAGGCATAAACTTAGCGCCAGGCACATCAAAAGTAAAGAAATCAGAAAGTTCCCTAGACATACTCTTATCTACTTTCACCGTCAAATATACTTCATCTTTTTTAGATATAATCATAAAAACTTAGGCCCAAGAACCCACCCAACTAGGGATTTTCTAACACCACCAGTCACAGGTCTTACTCTGTGAAAATAATCTGACTGAAAAAATACACCTTGACCTTTTTGTGCATCTATGGTATCATAGCGCACATCTTTGTTAGGGTTTCCAGTTTCTAGGTCAAAGTCACCACCATTAAAGTCGTCATTAAGAATAATTGAAAAACTTACCTTTCTAACCCTATTGTCTGAATAAGGTGTACTGTGTTGGTCAACATGCCAATCAAACTCTCCACCTTCATAGTACTCTGTGTATTGAAGAGGTTCTATTTCATCTATTTCAAAGTCCCACCCACATCTCCTATTGACATATTGTGCAACTAATAAATACTCATTTAATATATCTCTGTCACTTATCCACATCCCAACTGAACTTCTCTTAGAGAATCCTGTAGGATCAACTATTTTTGAGTCTTTTAGTTCTCCACTCTGAACAAGAGATAAAGTATCTTCTATTAACTTACTCTCAATACCTTCAACTCTGTGAGACAAACCATATCTCACAAAGCACCGTCCATAAATCTTTTCCAGTCAACTGCATTCTTTATCTGAAACCCACGATTATTAATCATCTTACAAGCTTTTTCTGCGGTATCTACCATAGTTTTTCTATATTCTATTTTTAAGTTAGAATCTATAACCTCTTCATCACTTTGAATGTAAAGATCTACGTCTTGTTTTAAGATTTTAAGGTCAAAGGGTTTTTGTTGATAAACTATAGGGTCGGACTTTCCTGTGTAGTATTCCCACTTAGACCGAAGAAGTTTACGATGTTCAGACTCAGATTGTTTTAATAACAAACTCCATCTGTTGTGAATGGTAAGATATTTACCATATAGTTGAGGTATTTTTAAAGACTCTATATCTAGAGATGTGTCGTCCATTTTCGAGTCTTTCAGAAACTCAGACTCTAATTCTTCTAAAGTCATAATATAATCCTAATTCAAAAGAAATATTTATAAGGTAAATATTTCGTATATTTTGTACGCAAATGTACATGTTGCAGTTAAGTATGTAATATCAGATTCTTGTTGATTATACTGTAAACCACTCAGAGATATTGGATAAACATCAGCAAACCTTGCCTCTACAACGGGGTTGTTTTTACTAGAAGTTACTGTGAGAGTTGCATCACCGTACATTGCTGTATCTGCAACACCTGAGCCTGGCTTAGTAGCTTCACCCTTTACTGGTGTTCCAGTTGGAAATGAAGTGTTGGAACTTCTAAACGATTCAAATTGTGTTCTCGCTTTTGGGAATCCTATGCCTACCATCCAATTGTGTAATTCAATATAGTTTTCTAATTTTTCATCAACAAGAAATGTTATCTCTAAGTTTTCAAATGTCATCTGGTCACCCTGTAAAGATATCTCTTTAAATGGTGTAGAGAAGGTAGACTCACCTAAACTAACCGCAGGCAAGTTTGCAGCTACCGTAAAGAATTCCACTTTGGGTAATTGGGTAATACCAAACTTAAACTTAGTTGGATCTGCGTAATCCAGTTCAGTTGGTTGTCTTGATAACATGTTTGTTCTTATTGACATAATAGTATTTATAAGGATAAAAAAAAGGGAATCCGAAGATTCCCTTTAAAAGATGGTTGGTTGACCAACTCTTTTTTTTATTACATAAGGTTGTTAACTCGAACTCTACGATAGTATCTGTTCTCATTAGCGCCAGGCTTAACATCTGTTGATGTTCCAGTCGCAAATGGGTTCATAGCAAGACCGTATCGAGTTTTGAAACCAATTTTAGGTTGGAAACTGTTTTCGCCAACCGCACGAACCATTTGTAGAGGAACGTATGGGCAGTAGAAAAGACCTGCGTCATAAGGTGAAGTACCTTTATAACCAACAACAAAGTATTGAGCAGATGAATTGTTAGCAGCATATGGATCAATATAAACTTTGTACTTACCGTTTAATACACCAGCGAATGTGTTACCAGTGTCATCAATTTGTAAGTTGTTGTTTAAAGCAGGAGTGTAATCTAAAACACCAGCCATTTGAAGTGCAGATGCAACATCAGATGAAGTGATGATTAAGTTACCGCGACCTCTACGAGTTCTTTGTGCGATAACATTAGCTTCACGTTCAACTTGGAACATCAAACCTTTAAACTTCTCAACAGACCAACGACCATTAGAGTCAGTATCTAAGTCAAAGACACCAGCAGTAGTAGTGTTAGCACCAGCACCTTTCTCAGCAGAAACGTAGATAGTACGAATTACTTCTCTGTTGATTTCTGAAAGGATTTCGGTTGATAAGATGTTAGAAAGTTCTGTTTCTGCGTCAAGACCATGAATTGCTTTAAGATCTTGTGCAAGTTCCATTGAGTACTCAGCTTTTAAAGCACGAGTAGTTGCAGTAACAGTTGCTTTGTCGATTGAGAATGCCATTTGAGCAAATGAGTTACCAGCTGCATCACCTAATGCTTCACCTTCAGCAGTAGTCATACCACCACCAGTTACAGTACCGAAAGTATCAGCACCACCAGTTGTGTATGCACCAGCAGGTGAATCATTAAGA